AACAATTTTTTGCACAAATGCAAGACTCAGCAACTAAAGAACAGAAAACACGCAGTGACCAGAACACTTTAGCATCAGTTGCCACGAACACTATTGGAACTATATTCAAGACAATCACAGCACCAATCTCAGAAGCAGCATCAGGAATATTAAAATCCCTTGGAACCGAAGCGATAGGAGCTCTGTTCTTAGATAAACCAACTAGTATTAACGCACCAATCAAAGTAATTTCAGTACCAACAACTAGTATGGCTTTAGCCAAGGGACAGGATGGATGTGAGATGTTAGCAATGGACCCCGCAAATCACGTAGCCACAGATACTTCAATTTATTGTACCCCTAGAGACTATAATAAGTTCTCAGAATATAAATTGTTACCATCATTGCTCATCAACAGCTCATTTTCAAACTCCGACTCACCAGGAGACAAGATTTTTGTTATTCCAGTAACACCAACGTTCACACATTTTAACGACGTGACAACTACAAGAACATATCAGATGACTCACGTTGCTAATCTTGCATCATTTTTCGGTTTTTGGAGAGGAGGACATAAGTACCATATCAAATTCTCATGCAACAAATTCACCACAGCACGTGTGAGAATTACATGGATCCCAGACCCAACATATGTAGGACCCATTAACGATTCGGATGAAGGAGATACTATCAATAAGGTTGTAGACATCACAGGAGACACCGCTACTTCGTTTACCATACCGTACTTGCGTGAAACTTATTGGCAACCAGTTGTTACACCTCAGGCAGCCACCACTACCCCGGTGACCACTTGGGATGGTTTCAACGGCCAGATTGTTTGTAGTATTGTTAATCCGGTTACTAACTCAAATACCTCAGGAAACGTAGAAATATGGTTTGCTATTTGGGTTTCAGGCGCAGAGGATTTCCAGGTTTCAAGACCAACTCCTTTGTGGCCCTTATATTCAGATGCAACAGGAGATACTTTTTACGCTCAGATGGCAAGCGGACACGCAACACAAACAACAGATGTTAGAGAAGAATTTAGGAGAGTATTCGATCCTTTGGTTCCAGCCAAAGCAGTAATACCCGTAGGACTTCAAATGGGAGAGGACGTTCAAAGTTTTCCTGAGTTACTTCACAGATACCACTTATGGCAGGTTAATGTGCAAACAACATCAAACGCCATAGCATTCGATCCTTGGACCTCAGTCCTTGGAACCACAGATACATACTCTCGAATTCGCAGAACTTTCTTTTTCATGAGAGGAGGAATGAGATTCAAAATTTGCCCCAAAAAGACAGGCGTAGTCGGGAGTGACACAGCACCCAGAATGATCTATTCAGCTTTCAATATCACTGATTTAGACTCAACTTCAGCTCAAGATTACACTGATCAAGGAACAACCTTTATCGATACCTCTCAGAGATACTTTCTCGAAACACAAATTCCATTTTACACACAGTACAATATGATAAATACTAGCTATACTATTGAAAACTCGAACCTTCCACGTTTGGGTTTGAAAGTACGTAGCTATGATAACGGAACAGTCACTACCTATCCAACTGTAGACGTTTACATATCGCTCGCTGATGATTTTACATTTGGATGGCCTTCTAGTCCCATTGTATTGAAAAATACTTTGGCCACAAAGAAGAATGGTGGCTCTCAACCAGTTGCCCAAAGCAACGAATCGACTTTTTCTTTTACCAAAAACAAC